CAGGTCGATAGGATCCGCGCGTGGGCGGCCGAGCAGGACAAGGTCGTCGTCGAGCGGCAGCGAGCCGAGCTCGAGACAGCCGGTCGATCCGGCGACCCGTTCAGGGTCGCGCTGGCCGAGCAGGGTCTGCCGTACTACGGCGCGATCGGCGGCGAGCTGACCTACAGCTTCACCCCGACCGGCCTCGGCGTCGTCGAAGTTGTCACGCACGGCGGCACGAAAGAGAAGCTAGACGTTACCGACTACGACTGCTGGTGAGGAGCGAGAGATGACTCTGCTACAAATGATCGGCTGCGGCATGATATGGTGCCTGCTCGTGAGCGGCTTAGCCGTGCTCTTGTACGTCGAGCCCTACGGTAGGTATCACAAGGAACCGTTTGTAGAGGCTTACCCGAAGGCGTGGAGGCGCGCGGCCTGCTACGTCACGACAGGTATTCTTGTCATCGGGTTGTTCATCTTTGCCGCCGCCCTGGCGGTCGGCGGCATCCACGACTAAGGAGAAAGCTATGCGAAGGACCATCGAGATAAGAGCCGCCGAGGGCGGCGCCGACGCGCAGGTGTTCGTCGGGGAGCTGGCGAGGGCCTACGGGCTGATGGCCGAGAGGCTCGGCTGAAGGCATCGCGTCGTATCGGAGAGGCCCAGCGACGCGGGCTACTTTGAGGTAGACATCGAGGTCGAGGGAGACACGGATGGGCTCGTGGCCGAGAACGGTGGTCATAGGTTACAGCGTGTTCCTCCCACTGAGAGGCGCGGTAGAGTCCACACTTCGACAGTCACCGTCGCCGTCATCGATGCAGATGATGCTGCTGCCGGGCGCGACGTTCGTGACTCCGACCTCGTGGTCTCTTGGTTTTCTGGATCTGGAGCCGGCGGGCAGCACAGGAACAAGCACCAGAACTGCTGCCGCGTCACGCACGTTCCTACCGGAGTTACTAGAGCTGCCCAGGGCAGGGAACGATCAAAGAACCTGAGGGAAGCGACGGAGTCGGTCAGGCTGGCTATAGCTCTGATCAGAGATACGGAACAAACGGACCGAGTCTCTGTGACCAGGCGGCACGCGGTCGGCTCCGGCATGCGGGGCGACAAGACGACGACGATCAGGTTCCAGGCCGACGAGGCCAAGTGCCACGCGACCGGGAAGACGATCAAGGCGTCGAGGTACATGAAGGGATACATGAATGAGCTCTGGTGACACGATGACGAGCAACCGAAGCGTCGTTGGACACTTCGACAAGCTCAAGGCGGCCGTCGACGCTCGGTTCCAGCTGATGGCCACGCACGACCTGTTCAGGGTCGACGTCGACCGCGACGCGCTGTGGGACTGCTACCTCGCGTCGTTCCCGCCGGGCACGAACCCGATCTTTCAGGAGCGGACGGTGCACGACTGCACCTGCTGCCGGCACTACGTCAAGACGATCGGCGGGGTGGTGGCGATCGACGACAAGGGCGAGTTGATGACCGTCTGGGACGTCGACGTCCCGGAGTACCAGCCGGTGGCCGACGCCCTGGCCGCGCTCGTCAGGTCCAAGCCGATCGACAACTTGTTCCTCCACACCGAGGCGACGATCGGCACCGACTCCAGCCTCTCGCACGGCGACGACGGCAAGGTGAAGAGGTGGTACCACTTTTTCAGCCGCATCCCGAGGCGCAACAGGGACTCCTTCGTCTGCACCGGAGCCGAGGTCGGCCCGAAGCAGTCCCAAGCGAGGGCCGACTTCGACGTCTTCAAGCGCGGCCTGACCGAGCTGACCCGCGAGGCGATCGACACGGTCGTCGAGCTGATCGAGCAGGGGTCCCTCTACCGCGGCGAAGAGCACCTCAAGCTGGTCAGGGAGTTCTCGAAGGAGAAGGCGAAGTTCGACAAGCAGAGGGGCGACAGGGACACCTACGTCTGGTCCAGGTTGTCTGAGACCGGCGGCGCGCTCGCCAGGGCGCGCAACACGGCGATCGGCACCCTGCTGATCGACCTGAGCGAGGGCGTCGAGATCGACGTCGCCGTGAAGAAGTACGAGCGCGTCGTGGCCCCGCTGAACTACAAGCGCACGAGCGCGCTGGTCACGCAGAAGATGATCGAGGAGGCGAGGGCCAAGGTGGCCGAGCTCGGCCTGACCCTCGCGCTCGAGAGGCGGTACGCCGTCGCTGAGGACGTCAGGGTCGGCGACGTCATCTTCGCTGACCGCGACGCGCGGAAGAAGATGCAGGGCGACGCTTTCTCGGACCTGCCGACGAAGCCGCGCTCCGCCAAGAGCTTCGACCAGGTCGAGACGATCTCGGTTGAGAAGTTCCTCGCCGACGTCGTGCCGAAGGCTGAGACGCTGGAGGTGATGTTCGAGAACAAGCACGCCGGCAACCTCGTCAGCCTCGTCGCGCCGGTCCACGCCGACGCGCCGACGATGTTCAAGTGGCCGAACGGGTTCAGCTGGTCCTACCGCGGCGACGTCGCGGACTCGATCAAGGAGCGAGTGAAGAGGGCCGGCGGGAACGTCACCGGCGACGTCTGCTGCAGGCTGTCGTGGAGCAACTTCGACGACCTCGACCTCCACATGGGGGAGCCGGGCGGCGACCACATCTACTTCGGCACGCGCGGGCGGCTGTCGCAGTGCGGCGGCAAGCTCGACGTGGACATGAACGCCGGCGACGGCAGGACCAGAGAGCCGGTGGAGAACATCTTCTACGAGCACCGACGCACGATGCGGAACGGGACGTACAAGCTCCACGTGCATCAGTGGTGCCAGCGCGAGTCGGAGAACTTCGGCTTCGAAGTCGAGATCGACGCGATGGGCGAGACCACGACGCTGTCGTACCCCAAAGTGGTGCGCGGCAACGTCCGCGTCGCGGAGATCATCGTGTCGCCCGACGGCGTGACGGTCAAGCCCCTGCTGGACGCGTCCAACGCGACGCGCACGGCGTGGGGCATCGAGATGAACAAGTTCCACCGCGTGAGCATGCTGCTCAACTCGCCCAACTACTGGAGTCCTGGCGAGGGCGTCGGCAACAGGCACCTGATGTTCATGATCGACGGGTGCGTGAGCGACGAGCCGGCGCGGGGGTTCTACAACGAGTTCCTGAGGGAGGACCTCTCCCCCCACAGGAAGGTGCTCGAGCTGGTCGGCGCGAGGACCAAGGTCGCGGAGACGCCTCACCAGCTCAGCGGCCTGGGGTTCTCCAGCACCGTGAGGAGGGAGGTGCTGGTGAGGGTCACCGGCGCCTTCAACAGGGTCGTCAAGGTGGCGTTCTAACTGGAAGAAAGGAAAGTGTAATGAGTGAGATGTTTGAAGCTGCGGCGCGGATAAAGCTCCGCTTCGCGAGCACCGGGTCTGCGCAGAAGTACAGCGCCGAGGACCTGTGGGACCTCCCGCTGACGTCGGCGAAGGGCGTGAGCCTTGACTCCTTGGAGCGCGAGGCGCGCAGGGCCATCAAGAACACCGATGAGTCCTACGTCACCAAGGCCAGCAAGCCGGACGCGCAGCTCCAGTTGAGGGTGGACATCCTCCGGCACGTCATCGACGTCACCGTCGCCGAGCGCGACGCGGCGAGGGCGGCCGAGGACAAGCGGGCGCAGAAGAAGCGCGTCATGGAGCTGATCGCCGAGAAGCAGGACGAGACGCTCAAGGGCAAGTCGCTCGAGGAGCTCAAGGCGCTCGTTGACAGCATGTAAGCTATCGGAGGGACGCCTCCGTAGCGGCCCGGCGGACATGCGCGAGCGGTGGTGACGACCGGATGGTCACCCAACCACGCGCGCCCCTGAGTCGTCGGGCCGCGGCCCTGGGATGAGAAGCCATGACAAACAGGTGGTCGTTCGAGTACCTGGCTGCCCAGGAGTACCACAAGCTGAAGCGACGAAGTGGTGACAGGGAGTGGCACGAGCTTTCCCCGTTCGAGCAGAATCGAATGAAGCTCGAGGCGCTGGCGTGCCCGGAGGCCGTCGCGAAAGTAGACACGAGGTTAGTCAGGAAGGGTGTCAGAGAGGCCGATCGTAGCGCTTTGCTAAAGCGCCGTGGGGCGAAAGCTCCACCGAGGGTTCGAATCCCTCCCCTTCCGCCAACATAAGCGCGCGTGGCGAAACAGGTAGACGCGACCGACTTAAACCCGGTCGGCTTCGGCCGTGGGGGTTCGATTCCCTCCGCGCGCACCAACTTAGGGCTGAAGAAGTGCTGAAGTCGAACCGAAAAACCAGGGAGATCCTCGGCGCCGTGTTTCCCAAGAGGGGAGAACACAGGAGGCGCAACTGGCTACCCACGAGCTCCATCAGCTCGTACGGCCTGTGCTACGAGCTCCGCTGGGGTAACTTAGGGCTCAATCCGTCGCGCGGGGAGTACAAGCCCCGCGGCGGCGGCAGGAGCAAGAGGATCACGCCATGACGAACAGGATGATCATCGTTACCGCCATCGGCGTGCTGATCGAAACGGAGCACGACGGTCCCCTCGATCTCAAAACGCTCCAGGATAAAGTCGGCGGGCATATCGAGACCGTGCCGTACCTGACCGAGTACGATGGCGAACGGTGCGTCGCGTACTGCAACGAGTACGGCAAAGTGAACGGGCTTGCGTTCAACCCAGCCGCGACGGACCTCTGGCACAAGGTTACCGGGTACACGCAAGACGTGCTGCTCGGGGACGTTGTTATCCTCGTCGGGGACGATAAGTTCCTCGGCAGGACAGAAGACTAAGCCGCTTTAGCTCAATGGTAGAGCACTGGGTTGTGGACCCGGGTACCTCGGTTCAATTCCGGGAGGCGGTACCAACAACGCGCACGTGGCGAAACGGCAGACGCGCTACGCTTAGGACGTAGTGACTTAGGTCATGGGGGTTCAAGTCCCTCCGTGTGCACCAAACAAGGAGAGGTGTCTGAGCGGCTTAAGGTGCCGGTCCCGAAAACCGGTGTAGGTTTGTAGCCTACCGTGGGTTCAAATCCCACTCTCTCCGCCACACTGAGGCGAATGAAGCCGGCGAGGTCCGGTCGCCGCTTGGAAAGCGGTTGGTACCCGCGAGGGTATGGGAGGCGGGATCTCCGTTCGCCGCCACAGTCGTCGAAAAAAGTGTTGACACGGGTCACCACCCGGTGATATGATCAATCACCGACTATCGACAGGAGTGGGATTACCATGAGGCTGACGAACAACGACAGGACAAGCGTCCTCCAGCGCGCGCTGGACCACGCCTTCCTCGAGAGGAAGAACAAGCTCAAGAAGGACGAGGACGCTCTCGCTAGGTCCGCGTACGAGAAGCTCTTCCCGAAAAAGACGCGCGACGCGCTGGCGGCGCTCCCCAGCGTCTGGCTGCGCCAGGACAACTGCCTTATGTTCTCGTTCAGGGGACTGCACGCCCAGCTGTGCTTGATTGAATCTCATACGCTACCGATACCGTACGACTCGCGCAGGCTCGGCGAGGTCTCCGATGAGGCGACACACGCGGCGTTCCTGAAGCTGCAGGGAGAGTTAGGGGACTACAACAGGGCTTACAAAGAGGCCAAGAGCGGCATCTGGGAGATGCTCCTCCGTTTCGGTACGCTCAAGACCCTCCGAGAGGGGTGGCCCGACGGCGCCAAGTTCTACGACCACCTGAAGCCGCGCGAGGACGCCCTGGTTCCCGCGCTGCAGGTCTCCAAGATCAACGAGATGCTCGGCCTCAAAGTCGGAGGCAAGTAGCTCGTGTAAATAACAAGCTTATCGGTGTAGCTTAATGGTAAAGCAGCGGCCTCCAAACCCGCCAATCGGGGTTCGATTCCTCGCACCGGTGCCATCTTCTAAGTTGCTGGAAGGGTGTTAGAGCGGTTTATCATCCCCGTCTTGAAAACGGGGCTGGGCAAGAGTCCAGCGTGGGTTCGAATCCCACCCCTTCCGCCACTCCAGGGACCATCGACTCTAATGGCAGGAGCACTGACTTTCACTCAGAGAACACGGGTTCGATTCCCGTTGGTCCCCCCAACACTCGAGGCGCGCGATGTTCATGATCGTCTTTAACACGTGGTACGGCTACGCCAGGGTGTACGGCTTCGCGACCGAGGAGGAGGCGAAGCGGCACGTGGCGCAGGTTCGCCAGGAGGGAGAGAGCTTCTCCGTGCAGAGAAACAGCGAGAAATCCAACTGAGCACGTGCCTGACGTTCCTCGTCAACGGCCCGGACGGCTACAGGATGTACGACGTCGACGGCGACGTCGTCGAGGAGTCGTTCAAGCCGATGGTGGAGCTGAATGAGCACCAGGTCGGGATATACGAGCGCACGGACCTCACCGGCGACCCGGAATACCCGGCTCTGGAGGGCTGCTGCTTCGCTTACGAGTTCAAGGTCCGCGTGTTCGTCGAGAGGAGGTTCGATGAGCGGGACCACATGGTCCTCTTCGACTACCTGGAGAGCTTCTACGAGCACGAAAGGCAGCAGGGCGAGGACGACGAGGAGTTCACATAGGCCGGTTTAACTCAGTGGTAGAGTGCTTCTTTTACACAGAAGACGTCGGGAGTTCGAACCTCTCAACCGGCACCAACAACGTAGGCCAGTAGCTCAGTGGTAGAGCGGGCGCCCGATGAGCGTTAGACTTGGGGTTCGATTCCCCTCTGGCCCACCAGTTCGCGAGGAATAGCGATGAGCCCGCTGTCGTTGTTTTTTACGTTCGTGGCGTGCGTGCTCGTCATCACAGCCGCGGTGCCCCCATACGACCCGGTGCGCATGGAAGCGTTGCTGATTGGGATGGCAGCGGCGTGTGCTATGCTGGCGTGGGTCTACAGGTGAGGATCTGACGTGAAGAGAGTAGTCACCGGCAAGATCGTAGTCGAGGTCAGGTCGGAGCGAGAGTGCGTCTTCGCCGACTCGGACCTCCTGCACGAGCACGCGCGAGCCATCGAGAGGGAGGTGCGCGCGGCGGTGGAGAAGCTGCACCGGCTGATTCCCGACGCCAAGGTGTCGGTCTATGTCCCGTCCTACGGGATAGACCCCATCGCCGACTGACGATAAATACCGCCAGGAACAAACCTGGAGGTTAACATGCTAACGAACAAGTGGGTGATGCTAATCCTCGGCGGCCTCGGCGCCGTCGTCGGCTTCCTGATCACCCAGGACTGGAAGACCATCGACCCCGCCGACGCGGGATACATCGTGCTGGCGCTCGGCGTCATCCACACGGTGCTTGCTGGCCTGATGCCGCCGAACAACCAGCAAGTTATCACAAAGACGAGCGGCACTTTCTTCACACACACTTAAGGATGTAACATGCGAGAAGGTATCATGTACGGCAAGATCGGCGTGGTCGCGCTCCTGGCGGGCGCGGTCGGTCTGGCCGGCTGCGGCACGATCCAGAGCGTCATCAACGGGGACACCAGCCTCACGACGCTCGAGACGCAGGTCCAGGCCGACGCGGCTAACCTGTGCGGGTTCCTCCCGCTGGCGGAGGACATCGCTCAGATCATCAAGGAGAACGACCCCGCGCTGCAGACGCCCACCTCGATCGCCAACCTGATCTGTCAGGCCGTCACGTCGGCGCCGACGACAAAGGGCAAGTTCAAGCTGCTGGCGCCGGGCGGCAACCCCGTGATCCTGGTGAACGGCTTGCCGTTCGTGGTCCACGGCACGGAAACCAAGTAAAGATGGACGACTCCTGGTTCCTATGGGGCTTGATCGGCGTCGCGGTGCTCTACGCGGCGTGGCTAGCCCTCGATAGGTTCCGGGAGGCGACCACCGGACACCACGGTGGCGCGGCCGTCCTCAGGACGGCCGCGCCATCGGCGATCATCACCGGCTACGAGGACGACGGCACGCGAGTCGTGATCGAGCTCAATCAGAGCTCGGGCGTGGTCTCCTGCGTCATCTCGATCTGGAACCCCGGTAACACCGGTGCCTCCCCCGACAGCTCGACGAACCTGACGCTCACGAACTGCCAAGCCTCGCTGGACTGCGAGAGGGTCAGGGCCGACTCGTCGTACTGGTTCCTGAGGCCGCACCTCGACGTCACCGCGTCGAAGACCCAGTTCGTCGTCGTCATAACCGGCGCGGCCAACCAGAGCGGCACGAGGGTGCTGCACACGACCGAAGCGACCAACGACAGGTTCGTCGCGTTTGTTAGATCATGCGGACTGCCGACGATCCAGTAAGGGGGACCACGAGCTGACGAACTTCATCGAGCACCCGACGCACGGTCGCCTCTACATGGGCAGGCGCAAGCCGGCGAGGCGACACAGGTCGCTCTCGCTGATCAACTACCTCACTAGGCAGTACGCGCCCCCGCCGGTCAGCAGGGACTGGACGCCGGCCGCCTCCGTGTCGTGGAAGAGGATGTACGCCAACGACCAGGTCGGCGACTGCATCGTGGCGGGCGGGGCCCACTGGGAGGGAGTAATAACCGGGAACGCGCGCGGCACGCCGAAGCAGTTCACCGACGACAGGATCATCGACGAGTACTCCACCCTGTTCGGCTACGTCAGGGGCGACGAGAAGACCGACAACGGCGGGGAGATAAGCGACGCCCTCAACTACTGGGAGGCGCACGGCCTGATCGGCGGCACGAAGATCGCCTCCTGGGTCAGGGTCAACCCCAAGGACCGGGTCGAGATCAAGGCGGCGATCAACGAGTTCGGCGGGCTGATGGCTGGCATGAGCCTCCCCGACGCCTGGGTAAAGAGCGAGGACGGCCTGAGGGACGGCGGAGTCTGGGACGTCGCCGGCGCACCGGACGAGAACAACGGGCACTGCGTGGTGTTCGCCGGCTTCAACGACAAGCTGGCGACCCTGACGTGGGGAATGAACATATGGACGACGTTCGAAGCGATCGAGGCCTACTGCGACGAGCTGTACGCGATGGTCAGCCAGGACTGGCTGGATGACGCGAGGCACCTGTCGCCCCCGGGGCTGGACTGGACGCAGCTGAGGGCGGACATCCAAGCGTACAGCTGATCGGCTCTCAGGAGCTGATCGAGAGAGGCGACTGATTGTCGCGTAAGCGCTGATGTACGGGGATTGCGCCGAGCGCTCTATGAGGTCGCCCCCTCTCTAGTCAATCGGAGTAGAATATGGTTGCTGTAAACGCATGGGGGCGCAGGATGTGCAGGGACTGCGCCCACTGGCGCGGCGACCTGTCGTTCTGGGGCGACTGCCTCTGCCCCGAGTACCAGTTCAAGTGGGTGCCGTACACGCAGCTGCCGCCCGAACGGAAGGAGCGCGGGCTAACGCTCCAGCAGCTCAACGACTCGATCAGGGTCGACCCGGTGCCGTTCACGAGCGGCGGCTACGGCTGCCCGCACTGGGCCGATAGGAAAGACACGCTGGCGTAGCTCAATGGTAGAGCTCCTCGTTGCCAACGAGAGGACGAGGGTTCGATTCCCTCCGCTCGCTCCAACTAAGTCCCCATGGGCAAATTGGTAAAGTCGCTGCGTTCAGGTCGCAGAGTTCTCCCGGTTCGAGTCCGGGTGGGGACACCATCAACAGCGGAGTGGCGAAACAGTAGACGCGCCAGGAATCTGGTGTGGGATTAGGTTATTGCGCAGTAACCCCCGCGTGTAGGTGTCGAGTCCTACCTCCGCTACCAGGAGTTAGACATGGAAGAGAAAGTTAAGGAGCTGGTCTCGACGTACGACGAGTACGTCGAGCTGCTCGTTGAGACAGAGAAGCTCATGTTGGGGCTGTACTACTCGCACGGCTGCGTTGTCCCAGAGCACATGGTGCGGAGGGGACACGAGCTGCGCGTGAGGATCAAGGAGCTGAAGAAAGAAGTGCTGTAAGCGCGCGTGAAGGGAAGAGGTATACCTAGTCGTCTCAAAAACGACTGTCTGTCGGTTCGAAGCCGACCGCGCGCACCATCTTTAACATGTGAAGGAGCAAAACCGTGCAGAAGACTGAAGTAGCGATAATCACAGACCACTCGGCCTCGATGAGGCATCTGACGAGGAAAGCGATGGAGGACTACAACTCCTCCATCGAGAGCATCAGGAAGAGCTCGTCCGACCAGGACGTCAGGGTGTCGCACGTGATGTGCGGCGTGGACGACGGCAAAGTCTCGGCGAGGGCGATCGTCAATGTCGACTACAGGGACGCCCCGCTGTCGCTGGTGCCGAACATCGCTAAGTACGACGCGGATGGCAGGTCGACGCCGCTCTTCGACTCGATCGGCGACGCGATCGCCTGCCTCAACAGGGACAAGCCGGACGTCGCGTTCCTGGTCATGGTCATAACTGACGGGCAAGAGAACTCGTCGCAGGGCTGGAACGCCAGGTCGATCGCGGCCGAGATAAAGCGCCTGCAGAACACCGACAAGTGGACGTTCGTGTTCAGGGTCCCGCGCGGCGAGAGGCGCGTGCTGGAGGACATGGGCATCCCGCCCGGCAACATCGTCGAGTGGGAGCAGAGCGAGCGCGGCTACGAGGAGGTCACCAGGAGGACCACCGGCGCGCTGGACACCTACTTCATCGGGCGCAGCAGGGGCGTCACCAGCAGCGGGGCGTTCTTCGCCAACGTCGACGACGTCTCGAAGCGCGACATGAGGGCGAAGCTCGTCGAGGCCGACGACCTCTCGGAGTTCGTCGTGCCGCTCGACAGCGACGGCGTCAGGATCGACGAGTTCTGTCGGGGCAGGAACGGCCCGGGCCAGTACGTCCCCGGCAGGGCGCTGTACCAGCTCACGAAGACCGAGAGCGACGTGCAGGACTACAAGCTGATCTGCATCCGCGACAGGGCGAACGGCAAGAAGTACGCCGGCGCCGCGGCGAGGAAGCTCCTCGGCCTGCCGGAGAGGGGCACGATCAAGCTGGCGCCCGGCAAGATGGGCAACTACGAGCTCTTCGTCCAGTCGACCTCGGTCAACAGGAAGCTGAAGGGCGGCACGAGGCTCCTCTACAAGGAGTAACTACGCGGGCCCGCGTGGGCAAAATGGTAAAGTCGCCGGCCTGAGGGGCCGGAGCATCCGGGTTCGAGTCCCGGCGCGGGCACCACACCATCGTTGACAACCCAGCCGCCAGTGATATATGATCAGTATCACTGGGCGGAGGGTACGATGGTTGACAGGAAGAAGTACTGGGTCGACTACGTCGTCAGGATAGACGACGCCTCGAGCATCGACCACGGGTTCCTCTCCGACAAGAGGACGTCGTTTAAGTCTCTCGCCTCGGCAAAGCGCTTCATCGACGCCGCGCGTCGCGACGCGCGCTTCGTCGGTCGGCCAGTCATTACAGCTGGGGATTAGGTTAACGGTAGACCGCTGGGTCTTGGCCCCAGTAGTCTCGGTTCGAATACGAGATCCCCATCCAGCGACTTATAAATATCGCGAGGAGGAACGACGATGAATACTATCTCCGGTTTCATCATGGTGCCCGAGGCTCTCCTGCAGGAGACGCTGGACCAGGGCAAGGCGGAGGAAGTCATCAACGTCAAGAGGGTGCTCGAGATAGGCGAGAAGTACAAGAGCGCGGAGATGCACCCGCTCTACCTCTTCGACCAGAGGACCTACGACATCAGGGTCGTGACCGAGGAGACGTTCGGCAAGCGGCTGCACTGAGGGGGAGCAAGGGATGGCGTACCTGGAGCGAGCGCAGCGATACACGGCTGACGGCATGGTCGCGTACATCCTCAACCTCCCTAAGACGGGGTTCAAGGCAAACCCGTCGAGCGGCGTCGTCTGGAACCCCGTCGGCGTAGTCATGCACAACACGGCCGGCCCCGACCTCAAGCAGTGGGCGGCCTACTCCCAGGCCCAGCGCGAGCACTGGGGAGACAACCTCAACGCGTACTACAGGGGCATGGGCTGGCACAGCGGCCCGCACTTCGCCGCGACCCCCGAGGCCTGGTCGTACGTCCTCTGCGACCCGATGGCCGACGGGATCCACGACTCGTGTCGCAACAAGAACTACTTCGGCGTCGAGACGATGGGCGACTTCGCCGTCGGCAAGGACGACGTCGAGAGCCCGGCCGCCAGGCAGAGCATCGGCTCGGCGATCAACATCATCGCCGCCCTCTGCGTGCGCTTCAGCTTCGATCCCGACAAGGCGATAGACTTCCACCGCAACTGCAGGAGGGACGGACACCCGTGCCCCGGCGCGCAGGTGACCGACCAGTTCGTGTTGGGCGCGGTGAAGCGGAGGATCGTCGAGATCACCAAGCAGCCGGCGCCGGTCAACCTCGGGCCCCTGCACCAGACCACGCTCCCTCCGGCCGCGACGCCCCTCGCGCCGATGATCATCCTCCCCGAGTGGCCGCTCGAGCCGGACCCGTTCTTCGGCCTGGCCGGGCGCTCGATCAACAAGTGGCTCAGCTTCGGCGTCTCGATGCCGTTCGCGCTGGCGATGACCGCGCAGGCCGAGGCCGAGTCCTCGTTCAGGGTGGCCGTCGTCGGCGACAAGGGCACCGCGTTCGGCGTGTTCCAGTTCCACGGAGACAGGTGCGCCGTGATACTGAAGAACACCGGCGTCGACGTCACCAAGGGCCCGCCGATCGAGAAGCAGATTGAGGCGGCGTGGTGGGAGCTGAACAACGTCGAGACAGTGGCGCTGAAGAACATCTCCGCCGCTAAGACGGCTAACGACGCCGCGATCGCGGCCTGCGTCTACTACGAGCGCGCCGGCGCCTCGATGGCCGCGCAGAGGCGCGGGGCGATGGCCGAGCGATGGGCCGACTACGTCCAGAGTCACCCGGACTTCCTCAAGAGCAACCCTCCCCAGGGTTGACACCCCGACACACAGGTATTACAATGCACGATAACACCTGGCTGATCTGGCTGGTGTTTGCGATCGTGCTCGTGCTCTTCGTCATGGGGATAAGGTCTAAGTGAGGTTCTACACCAGCGTCTGGCTCAAGTACGACACCCTCTACGTCAGGGGGTACGACGAGGGCCGAAGGTTCCAGGACAAGATAGAGTACGCCCCGTACCTGTTCGAGCAGCACCCGGACGGCGACTACAGGACGATCCGCGACGAGCCGGTCAGGAAGATCAAGTTCAGCTCCGTCAAGAGGGCCAGGGACTACCTGAAGCTGCACGAGGGCGTCGAGAACAAGACGATCTACGGCCTGACGAACTTCACCTACCTCTACGTCTTCGACGCGTTCCCCGGCAAGATCGAGTACGACTCCGACCTGATCAGGGTCGCGACGCTCGACATCGAGGTAGCGGCGGACAGGGGCTTCCCAGACATCAAGCTGGCCGACAAGGAGGTCACGGCGATCACGATCCGCACCGGCGGGAAGTCGGTCGTGCTGGGCTGCGGGGTCTACAGGGAGAAGTCGGACGACGTCACCTACGTCTTCTGCAGGGACGAGGCCGAGCTGCTCGAGAACTTCATCGCCTGCTGGCGGCACATGGACCCCGACGTCGTTACCGGCTGGAACGTCGAGTTCTTCGACGTCCCGTACATCGTCAACAGGATCGCGAGGGTCCTCGGCGGGGACCGCGTCCCCGAGCTCTCCCCGTGGGGACAGATGGAGGAGCGGGAGGTCGATAGCCGGGGTTCGAAGGTCCAGACCTACGTCCCGGCCGGCGTAACGATCCTCGACTACATGAAGCTGTACAAGAAGTTCACGCACAAGAACCAGGAGTCCTACTCGCTCAACAACATCGCGAGCGTCGAGTTAGACGAGCGGAAGCTGGACTACTCGGAGTACACCTCGCTCCAGGACCTGTATAAGCAGGACTACGAGAGGTTCATCGACTACAACATCAACGACGTGCTGCTGGTCGACAAGCTGGAGGAGAAGCTCGGCTTCATCGAGCTGGTGTTCAGCCTGGCCTACGACTGCAAGGTCTGCTACGCCGACACGCTGGGCACGGTCAGGATGTGGGACATGCTGATCCACGACCACCTGATGAGCAAGGGCGTGGTCGTCCCGCCGATCAAGGAGGACCACGAGTACTTCGACCTGGTCGGCGGGTACGTGAAGGAGGCCAAAGTCGGCCGGCACTCCTGGGTCGTGTCGTTCGACCTGAACTCGTCCTACATGCACCAGGTGATGCAGTACAACATCTCGCCGGACACGTTCGTCGGCAAGCTGGGCGACAGGATCCTGATTGATCAGATCCTGGACGGCACGGCGATGACACCCGAGCTCAGGAAGCACCTGGTGGACAACAACCTGTCGATGACCGCCAACGGCTGCGTGTTCACGAAGGACAAGCGAGGCTTCCTCCCCGAGATCGCCGAGCAGATCTATAACGACAGGCTCGTCTACAAGAGGAGGTACCTCGAGCTCAAGGACGAGTACAAGAGGACGAAGAACCCAAAAACAAAGAAGCTTATGGAGAAGTTCAAGCACCTGCAGGACGCCAAGAAGGTGCAGATGAACTCCGGCTACGGCGCGATCGCCAACAAGTACTTCAGGTGGTACAACAGCCAGCACGCCGAGGCGATAACGTCGTCCGGCCAGCTAGCGATCAGGTGGATCGCCGATCGCATGAACCACTTTATGAACGGGAAGCTCGGGACCTCCGGCGTCGACTACATCCTCGCGTCGGACACCGACTCGATCTACGTCGACATGAGAGGGGTCACCGATCGCCTGGCTGACCACGACGTGGACTTGGTCGACGCGATATACCAGTTCTGCCAGAGCATGGTCGAGCCGATGATCGAGCAGTCCTACGAGGACCTCGCGTCGATGATGAACGCCTACCAGCAGAAGATGTTCATGAAGATGGAGAAGATCTGTCGCACAGGCATCTGGAAGGCCAGCAAGAACTACGTGCTCTACGTCGAGCAGTCGGAGACCGTCAGGTACCCCGAGCCCGAGGTGGAGATCACAGGCATCGAAGCCGTCAGGTCGTCAACACCGCTGATCATCAGGAGGTGGATCGAGGAGGCGCTGAAGATCATCATGAGCTCCGACAACGACGCGCTGATCGCGAAGGTCGCGGAGTGGCGCGAGGATCACAAGTCGAGGCGCTTCGACGAGATCGCTTTCCCGCGCGGGGTGAAGTTCAGGTACGGCGCGACGGCGAAGAGGCAGGGCGGAACCTACAGCCTGGAGTCCCCCGGGTTGCCGATCCAGGTCAGGGCCGCGCTCCTCTACAACAGGCGCATCGCCGAGCTGGGCCTGACCCGCTGCGAGCCGATCGCGCCGATAGATAAGATAAAGTGGGTCTACCTCAAGACGCCCAACTCGATCGGCGAGAACGTGATCGCCGCGCCGGCGATGCTTCCCGAGGAGCTGGGGCTCGAGGAGTACATCGACTACAAGACCCAGTTCGAGAAGAGCTTCCTGGAACCTTTACGCGCGATCCTAGAGGTGATAGGGTGGGAAGCTGAGAGGACGTCAACACTGGAGGCTTTCTTTTGAAAAACGGCAGGTGGGAGTGTTACGAGTGCGGCTCCGATATGCACTTAGGGTTCGCGATCGATGCTGAAAAGAAGATGTACTACATCCTAAGGTGCGACTGCGGTAATCAAATCTCAAGGGACGAGCAACTTAAGAAGGAACAGGAAACTGAGCGAACTGCGCGATAGACTGATAAAGAACTCGACGATCGACATGACCTCGACGCTCGAGGACTCGAAGATCTACACCCACAAGGACGTGATCACCACGCCGGTGCCGATGATCAACGTCGCGCTGTCCGGCTCAGTCGACGGCGGCCTGACGCCCGGGCTGACGGTGCTGGCCGGCCCGACCAAGCACTTCAAGACTGGGTTCTCGCTCCTGATGGCGGCGTCGTTCCTGAACAAGTACCCCGATGGGATCATCCTGTTCTACGACTCGGAGTTCGGCACCCCGCAGTCCTACTTCAAGTCCTACGGCATACCGTTCGACCAGGTGATCCACACCCCGGTGACGAACGTCGAGGAGCTGAAGTTCGACATGGTCCAGCAGCTGGAGAGCCTCGGCAGGGGCGATAAGCTGATGATCATAGTAGACTCGATCGGCAACCTGGCCTCGAAGAAGGAGGTCGAGGACGCCAAGGACCAGAAGTCGGTCGCCGACATGACGAGGGCCAAGGCGATCAAGTCCCTGCTCAGGATCATCACGCCACACCTGACGTTGAAGGACATCCCGGCGGTGATGGT